AACAACAATGAAAAGTCACCATGCCGATCAAAACGTAACTGCTGAGACCTCTGTATATCCAGAGCTTGTCGAAGCAGCCCAATATTTTGATGAATCAACCGATGATAAAACCCAATTAAGAGAAGAATATGAATTCATCTCTTACTTACGTCGAATGAGACCCCGTGATAGCTGTCGATCAGAAGATGCTTGTTGGAATTGCAAGGAAAAAGGTCACTATTTTTATTGGTGTCCCCAACCCCTATCCCTCAAGTGTTTGAAGAGCGCCAGGAAGTTAGCTACTTCCTTGGCTCGAAATTCTGAACCCAGCACGTCATTGTCAAACAGTGAATCCACCACTGAAGAATATTCCCCTACCCCCCTCAATCTCCAAACTATTAGAGTGTGTGAAGTGCAAGTACCTGCCTTCTTCAATCTTTGCATGGATAACTGCAAGGCTGAATGCACGAAGCTTAAGAATTCAGCTGATGGCTTTCTTAAACACATTCAGCAAAAGATAATGCCAGTTTGTACCGAGACTGTGACAACTTTCTTTCAGATCCCCAGCCCTCCTGCAAATTTTAGTCCATTGCCAGTTTTTCCTCCAGAAGATGAATTTGAAGTCCCCTTGGAAATGTTAACTGATGAAAACCTGCCCCTTTTCTTCTCACCAAAACGAAGCTTGTGGACCAGGGTCAAGATGTACCTCAATACTTTAGCTCGCGTGGTTGCGAGGAATTCAGTAAAAGTTCTAGGTTTCCTTGGCCAGTGTGTTCTTTACCCGTTCCGTCCTTTCAAGTCTCTTGTCGTGTTGTTAATAGGTGATGCACTGTATCTGTTGTGCTCATGCTTAGATTTCATCATTGGCATTTTATCTGCCCCTTACAGAGCCTGGGAAGAACAATCGACCTGGGTGAAACAAGAACTTGTACTTGAATTTCAAACTTATGTTGAAATCATGGATACTCGTAATGTTGATTTGGAGAAAAACATATCATTAATCCCCGATAATGTGGGTTTGTATAAATATTGTATTTATGTTACTCGTTCCAATGGAACAATTTTAAAATTAACACCTAAGTTCTGCATGCCATGTGCCGACTCAGTGTTACAATTCCCTTATCCTAGTCTTTTTAAAAGACTAATTTTTAAAGCAGTAGCTCCTGACTTTAACACTGTTATATATAGTGAAAATATGATTAGAGATCTCTACAACTCTAAAACTTGTAGTATTTTTAAAGGCACAGAAACCAGTCCGACCCTCAAGAGACTGTTCAAAACAAATGATCACAACACTTTCTTACAAGAACGGCTTGGAAGTGGAAGTGATGTTCTAGCTAGGAATTATATCATAGATTGTATGATAGCCCAAAATACTAGCTTGCCTATCTTGGAACCTACTGGTCCTTTAAAATAAATAGGGTTGGCCCTGGCTGGCAGCTACGAGGTTACAACATGTGGGAAATGAAACCAATTAAAATCAATCCGGTTGATCCTTCATTTAAAGTAATTAGTGTTAAACATAATGAAAAAGATTTAAATAACATACCAATCAGTCTTCGACTGCCAATATCCATAGCTGGCGCCGCTCCAGCCATACCCAACCCTAAACCTGCTCCTAATGTGTTAGGAGGAGCCCTGTACCGATTTGCTAGAGAAGTTAAATTCAATAGGAAGTTTTTGCGGGGCTTGCGCGCTTTTACCCATCGATTTTGTCGCGCTAGGTTAAGTAAAATAAGACTTACAAAAAGTGATGATATAAGTTTCGACACCTGGCTAGAACATGTAGACCAACCAATGTCCAAGAAAAAGAAACTACGTGAATTGCGTGAAAAACTCACCGATAGTGAGATATTAAATAGAGCTAAATATGAAAAACACTCAATTCACACCCTTGTCAAATCCTTTATTAAAGATGAAAGTTATCCTTCCATGAAATATGTCCGTGTGATTAATGCCCGGGAAGATGCTTTCAAATTACTTTGTGGTCCGATCTTTGCCTTAATTGGGGAAAGAGTTGGAAAGTTGAAAGAATTTGTGAAATACATACCTGTAGCCGAGAGACCAAAAGTGATCTCGGAACGGCTCAGCACTGTGTATTCCAAATACTTTTCTTCTGATTACTCTTCTTTTGAAGCTCACTTCAATAAAGATTTGATGAACAATTGTGAAATGATTATGTACAAATACATGATTGAGAAATTACATTCCAGTGATAAACGAATGTTCCTTGACGCTCTTTCTCAGCTTGACAACGAAAATAAGATTAAGTTCTCTAACCTTATTGTAGTTATCATGGCTAAACGAATGAGTGGTGAAATGAACACTTCGTTAGGGAATGGTTTCTCCAATCTTATGATATGTCTTTATCATGCTGAACTGAACAACTGCGGGAAAGTGAAGATATTTGTTGAAGGCGACGACGGCATTATGACGTTTGCTCGACCAGAAAACGCCCCAACTGAACAAGATTTCAAAAAGAATGGATTTATTATTAAATTAGAACATTCAGATAATCTTGCTGATCTTTCCTTTTGCGGTCAAGTGTTCGACCCAGATGATGGTATAGTCGTAACTGACCCCATTGGTGCCTTAATTAAGTTTGGCTATACCAGAAAAAGATATATTAATGCTGCAGGCCCCTTGCAGAAGCAACTGTTGAAAGCTAGGGCCCAAAGCATGTTGTACCAATATAATGGCTGTCCCATGTTAACAGCTTTCGCAGCCAAGGTTTTGAGTTTGACTCGCAACGTTACTATCCGTCAATCCATTTTGTGGAACACGAATCAGTATGAACGTGAGTTACTGCGCCAAGCCTTGGACGTGAACATTTCCCCTCTGATCCCACCAGAGGATGCACCAGTTCGAACATTATTTGCTCGATTATATAAAATTGATATTCCAGACCAACTCTTATTTGAAAAGAGTGTTGATGCCCTAGAATTAGGTTGCGAAATAGACATCGAATCTATTTGTACCATTCCACGAGTTAATGTGGATATGTATGAACGACGTCTGTTTCCTGGAGGCGCTGATGTGCCCCTCCCCACCATTGACCGCAACTATTTAGATTACCTAACTAGGCTAACTGGTGTCATATTTGATAGGAAGATTTACAAATTTTCCCGTCCTATCAATAGACAATGGAATACTTTTAATTAGGAATGTCGTGTGATGACATTCACTTTATAGCTCGTTATCACTAGGGAACTATAGTAGTTCCATGTTAATTAATACCAATAAACGTCTAATAGACTTTAGAACGCTCAGAATTAGTCTGATCGTTATACTAACATTCTGTCTAATGTTATTTCTGTTCTTAACTTTAGAGAGAAACTAAAAACAATTCAAAATTTTAAAATATCTACAATGTAGACGAAAAAGATTTATGAAAAACCAACAAAGCTCGGCTTCGCTAACCAAGCAACAAAAACAAAATAGTATAGTACTAAGACAGTCAGTAGGACAGTCTTGATTTTATGTGGAAAATTAGGCGTTGCTTTGTGCAACATTAACAACTAC